AGGCCGGTTCTCACCGTCCGCTACTAGACGCCGTCCGCACATATTCGTAGAAAATTTTTTATTAGACAATCTTTGCTGGGACAGCACCAACTTCGGTATTGTGGTAAAGATCCTTTTCAGTTCCAAGCAGAGCACCTTGGAATTCACGACCAGCACCAACATAACGAGATTCAAATCTTTTGTTGGGAATAGCCATAGGAGATAAATGGATTTTTCGCGTAATGTTAACAGCCATTTGACAGGCAGAATAACCAAAAGCAGAATTTGCAGTATTGTAAACAGTACCACCTTGCATTTCAAACAAAAAACAGACACAACCTTTAGGAAACACAACAGATAAAGTATTTAAACGTTCACGGAGACCAAACTGATTGTGTTTAATATTAACAATCAATTTCCAAGCATCACCACCACTGAAAACATGAGAAATAGTTTTGATTTTTTTCCAGACAGATCGGACTAATCTTTTTGAGCTAATTTTAGTATAAGGCAGCATATTACAAGATTCAATTTGAGAAGTGGAAGAAGCAATGTAAGCGTTAGTTTGTTCATTTCCGGAAGTAGCAGGTAACACAGTACCAACACCAGTACCATAGGCAAAATTTGAGTTATACAAATTGTCAGAGCCTGTGGAGTTGTTAAACTCGGACAAAACAGTTTGATTAGTATCGGTTTTAGCCATATAGATGTGAACCTTATAGTAACAGATATTCGTAGTGTCATTCTTGAAATCTAGATAAGTAGTTGAGGATTGAAGACCAATTTTATCACAAGCAGGAGCAGTATTAGCACTAATTATAGAACCAGCAGCAATACCTTGTTCAGGGTTAAGAGCAAACCAAGAAGCATAAGATACTGAATCACGATTGGAAGCAACACCATTGGAAGTGGCAGTTAAGAATTGCGAAGTAGTACCAATATAAACAGGGGCAGTAACATTCTGATATCCTTCATCACAGACAAGCAGTGCAGGATAGGAGTCTCGGTAGCTAATATGTCCAGCAACCATACCTTTAAGTCGTTTTAAACCAGTATGTACACTAACAACATTTTTTTTAACACCAATAGGAATATCTTCAGCACCCATAGTAGATTCTTTTTTTTTTGGCAGAGGTTTAGATCCATGATCAGGTTTATAAATTGAACTATAATCAATAGGTTTATAGCTAAGCCAGTCAGGGTGTTTACGGTCTTTCCAGGGGGCAATGTACTTATTATAAAACTGATTAGCAGCAATAGTACCAACAACACGGAGTGGATGGCCATAGTTAAACGTACGAGTCATTTTTTTTTATTTAGTAAAGTTTACCACTTATTACGTCGGAGGTGATACGGTTTCCATATCTTCCTACCACCATATTGTTTTTTCCAACCGCTACGGTTTCTCATTGTAGGGGAGTAGTTGTGCTTTTCTAATACCGATTCCACGATGGATATCCTTAAACGCAGATCCGTGACGACGTGCGTTGACCATAGCAGCACTACGACGGGAGTGAGCAATATTAAACTTTTTAGCAACATTACCAAGATGTTTTTTAAAAGAGGGGAAAACAGAGGGGTGAGTGTATTTGTGATAAGTTCTTCGCTGGGAATAGAAAGGGGTTCGGTTCTTATATCCATATGTTCCCATTAATTTTTTTATTACGGTAAAAGAGAAGTATCCAATTCAGTTATTTCAAGCACAGAAATTCGTCGGATAAGTGCGAGTCGGGTGAGCTCGTCGAGGTCTGGGTACCAGAAGTCGGGATGGAGATTGGAGGTGAACCAGAATTTTGTAACACAGTTTGACGTAGATGAGCCTTTCGTCTCCAAGTAGCAAGGGTACCGGTCAAGCCATCTAAGCAGGTGGGAGATGTCGATAGCACCTCGAAATTCATCGACAATAACATGTTGTTGACCGCGATAACCGCACCAGAATTTCGTCCTAGGGTCTTTATAGTAAGCGTCGATACCAGCTTCCCGCGAGGATCGCAGCGACTTGCCAGTACCAGTTGGACCCCAGTAACATAGGGCTGTTCGCTCCATTGATTGAGGCACTTCATAGTCTGCTTTAATAGCACGTAAGGTCCGGTAACTAACCACTCGTACATTGGCAGGTATCTGAAGGAGGTCTCCAGATTTTGCGGCGGACCAGACAGATTCCCAGTCAACACGGGAGTTTCTTCGGATAGGTTTTGATCCAAATTCGAATTGCGAGCAATCGACTCGAGTATCTTCTTTCCAGACATAGTCTTGCGCAGATTCGGAGCGGGAGAGTTCGGCATGGCATTGTTCTCCAAACACGCTTTTAACTTGGGCCAGAGACGACTTGGTGGACATGGCAACGAGTATTTGCCAATGGGAGTATCCTGAAAGGGAGAGTTCATGCTGTCCTCTAATCCAGACACACCCGGGAGGAAGGTAGGGGGTAAAGCAGTGGTGGGGGATAGTGAGCATCCAGAAGATTCCTTGTCGGCGCACGGAGAGACGGGATCCAGGAGCGGGCGAGCGGTGGTCGGAGAGCGGCATCCTAACATTTTTTTTTGTGGGGGAGTCTCGAAAAGTGTCGCCTTTTTATAGTCGGATGTCACAGTCTTGTCACAGTGTCAGTGTAACGTTGCGGAAAAATGTTTAGGCACTATCCATATTTGGAGCGAGAACGGAGAACGGCGTCTAGTAGGTAATACTA